TTGTTGTCCGATATTTTTCATCACTCATTGATCCTCGGGGCTGGCCCACTGTTTTGCCTAATAAATCTAAATAGCTGCCAGTTGCTTGATCAATATCTTGAGCATTTTCAAATAATTCTTTAGTGTTATTTATTTCAGTCAACTGCTCAGTTATAACTTTGATCAATTTTGCAAGATTACTTCCTTTTTCATCAGTATAATTATGAGGTAAAAAACTAATTAACTTATCAATTATTTTTTGTATCATACAATAACAACACCGCCAACATCAGACGCTTCTCTAAATCCTATAGTTATATTTGCTTCTTCAGTCGGAGGATCTACAGTGTCAACATATAAAGCATTTACATCGACAACTCCAGGCACATTAAAAATTACATCAATTATTTTTCGATAAATGACATCTTCATTAATACTTAAACTATTAATATATTTTTCTATTTCCGATACAACTTGACTATCTCCATCAGCTGGGTAATCGTCACCTGTAACTAGATCAACTTCTAAAAAGATATTTATTCCTGCTGCCCTTGAGAAACCAACATCCTGGTTATTCCCGCTTGCATCAATTACTGTTTCTGTAATAAAACCAAAAGGCTCAATTCCTCCGGGTTTCTTATCAAAAATAGCATCTGCAATAGCTTGATTAGTACCACCAAAAACAATAGCTTCAAAACTTTTAGGTGGCAATCCATTACTGTCAGTTTCCATTGTTATATTCTCTAAAATTATGCAGTCAGTAGTTTCAGTTTCTTCTAAAACATTTGCTCTAACAGAAGTTGTTGTTGATCCTCCAGCTCTATCAAGTGACTGAAAATATCTTTCCCTAAGCTCAGTGTCAGTTTCTCTGTTTCTGCCTCCAAAAGTTTCTGAACTATTTGTTACATCATCAATGCCGGCAAGAACTTCTGTCATTTCAGTTATTGTGTTGGCTGGCACATTATACTCACTTCCACCTTCAATAGATATTATTTCAACGGTTATGCTGCCAGTTGTTATTATTACCTGTTCGGTTGTCTCAAAAACCTTTGGCTCATCTTCATCAGTTTCAACTTGAAACCCTTCTGGAATCAAAACATTATTATCGCCTGTAAAAGTAACTTCACCAACAGCTTTAGCTGAAGAATATCTTCTAATACCTATTTTTTTAGCCAAATTGTCAAGGTCCTGGCCTACTGCAGCATTAATATCCATAGCATTATAAATCGCTTCTAAACCAAACCAAAGCAATGATATTGGATAACTAAAAAGTTGTATCAATAATCCTAAAAGAGAGTTATTGCCCAGATTTATATCATTGGACCAAAGGTTTCTTACTTTTGCTTTCATGTCATCTACTATTTCAACTCTTGTCTTTCGCTCAAACCCATTCATTCAATCACCACACTTTCTGCGATTGCATTTTCTCCAACCTGAACTATAAAATCTATATCTAAGCTTCTATTGGCCCTATCAAACTCTGTTTTTACAGAGTTTATTTTATCTACAGCTGGATCAGCATTTAAAACTTTTAAAACTTCTTTTCTAAATGCTTCTGGAGGGTCTCCTTCTCCCAGCATTTTAAGCCAGGGAACTCCAAAGTTTAAATCTAAAAACCATTCTTTCATCTCTGTAATTAATGATATTTTTAAGCGCTGCTTGATTTCTTCAATTTCATCTATAACTTTTATTTCATTCATACTGTCAAATTCAAAGTCTCCGCTATCGTTAAGATATATACTTTTCATTTAATCACCCCGATGTCACACTTCCGCTTCCTGCTGTAATTACTCCTACATGAGTTCCTGCTGATGAGCCACCGCTTACATAAGTTTCTATAGCATCACCAACTCTAGCTACAGGTGGGCCACCTCCTGCTAAATCAACTGTTCCATTAACAGTAGTGTTTGGTGCATTAACTGTAACAGGCGCACCAGAATTAACGGTGGTGCTACCAGAAGTGTCAATTGTTGTATTACCTGATGTTTCAGCTAGCAAATCACCATTATTTTTCATAACTATTCGACTATTAGCTTCTTGATTTTCTATGAGTAGATCAGAAGTATAGCTGCTGTTTAAGTCGCTTTCTGATTCCAGCTGCAGACTGTTAACTATAATTGCATCATCAATACTATGCATTCTGGTATATTTAACTTCCTCTGATTTTCCGCTTATTAATAGCTGATCAATAGCTTTTTCAGAAAAAACTACTACAACTACATCGCCTTTTTGAAATGGTGGCCTTATAATAAACTTACCAGCTTTCATAAATCCCACCGGCACCTCTAGAACTGGAGGTATCTCAACCATTTCACCTTCGAGGTTCTGCTTGCTTATTAATGTAATTTCAGCTCTCATTTTTTCAGCATCATATTTATTAATTTTTGCAGGCAGAGAAGTATGAATATCACTAACTGCATCATTAATCATTTTGCGCGTTATATCATTCATGTTAACCATCGTATTTCTCCACCTCCATTGTAGTAATGAAATCTCCACCAGCTATTGAATGAGTGCCACCAACTATTTTATGAAGTCCGTTAATCGTCTTGCTTTCAATATTAATTAAATTATCGGTCCAGAGCCTATAATTAAGTAAGCTGTCTACCTCATAAGCAATACCTTTATCACTTTGAGAGATTGTCGGCGTTCCTATAAGACCTGTATCTTTATTGAGGTTAACTATCTCGACGCTGCCTTTTTCGGGCGGTCTAAAGTATATAAAACCTCGTGAGACATGCAATTTTGCACCTAAATCGCTTGCTACCTCTTCAAGTAATGATTTAATGGTTCCGCTGTGAGTCTTGCCTTTAGGATAGTTTATTGTCTCAGCTTCATAGCCCTTAAAATTAAATGGTAGCATTTCTGCGCAAGTTTTAACTATTCTGTCAGATGTTATGCCAATTTTCCAAGTTTTATTGATTGTCGCATTAAGCCAGCGTTCAGTGCCATCGCCGATGACAAGCTCGGTTATTTTGTCTGTTCCTTCATAATTTGTTGTTTCATTAATAATAATGCCAGGTAAAAGGCTTCCTAAATCACCTTCGTACCCGGCATTAAGTTGAATTAATTTATCTTTTTTTAACTTTTTTATACTTTTATCTGATAAATTATAAAGCTTAATCATTCCTATATTGCTTTCGCTGCTGTCATTGAAGTTTATTTCAGCTTCTAAATATAATTCTGGATAGGTAACTTTCCAATCTTCGACAATTACTTCTGCTTTTCTATATAGCATCATTACTCATCACCTGCAGCAAAGATATAACATTTAATTGAATCCATAAATTTATCATAAGTTATGTGATCATCTTCAACAGCAGGATTAACAGGCATAATTTGTACAGCTGGCACTCTTTCATCAATTATATTATCCAGCATATTGACATTATAAGTTATTTTTCTACCCAAAATTATAGGGTTTTCATCAATATCGTACATGTTAAAAGCAAAATATTTTTCTATCGGATTCCAGTACACTTCAAAAATATAATTGTTTTCATCAAGTTCTATTATGAAACGGTCAGTTTGATTTTTACTTTTGTTAATAGGTAAATAATTAAGTTTTATCATTGTGAACCACCATCTAATAAACTTTCAAGAGACTCATAGATTTTAATATTTAGGCTTTTATTCCCAACTGTTTCTTCATCAACTTCTTCAGTTTCACTGTCTTTAGTAGAGGTTTCTCCTTTTTCTTCTTCTGGAGCTGGCTGCTCTTCTCCATCAATAACAGGCGGTGCTATTTCTACAGTTATTGTCTGAGCAGTAGCAAATCTAACCTGCTGAAATGATATTGTTCCTGAATAACCTTTTAAATTATCTGCAGACTTTTCAAGGTTTATTTCACTGATTGCCATATTTTCATATATCTGCAGCGCTCCAATAACTGAAATTATTTCTCTATTATTTCTAATCTCAAGTAATCGCTCATATTTTTCCTGCGGTGTTCCTTCATATTCTCCAGTTATAACAACATTTAACTCAAGAGTGTCTGGGTTTTGATTAATGTGATCAGTTATTACAGTACCATCTTCAACAGGGTTTTCTGTTATTTCATTAGAAAAAGTAGGCGCTTCTGATTCAGTTGCATCAACTAATACATCGTCTATAAAAGTCCAATCCATTAGAGATTGACACCTACCTCTCCCGCTAGTATTCGTTCTCTAGTTTTTAATTTCTGATCAATTAACCTGCTCACTTCTTTTGGATCTTTAGAGCCATCGACATTTATTGTTATATTTTCATTAACTTCTGTATTATTAATATTTGTAGAGTTATTGTTTTGAATTTCTTTACTTTCTTTTTCTACTACTTCGTTTTCTATGCCCAATAGTTTTTTAGACCAATCTGGTAGTTTTTGAACTTGTTCATCAATAAATCCACCTATGTTAGGCATTTCAAAGTCAAAACTAAGTGTTGATACATCTTCCCACCAATCAACCATAACATTCCAAGCTGGTTGAACAGTTCCTAATATATTAATTTCTGGCATATCTATTTTAGGTAATTGAATACCGGTTTTTTCATCTATCCAGTCTACTAAATTATTCCAACCAATTTCAATTCCAAAACGATAGCTATTAATTAAGTTTTCTCCAATTTTTATTACACCCAAATCTATTGACTTTAACGCCCAAATCATTGTATTCGCTACATCTTCACCAATAAATGCTGATGTGTGAAATAGTGAATAGCCAAAACCTAAAATTAAATCACCTAATCCATTAACCATTGTTTCAAAACCATTAGTTATTTTTTCCTTATCAAATGTAAATATCCCTACAATAAATTCTCCAAAACCAGAAAAAGTATCAATTAAACCACTTGCTAATAATGATAAATCTTCTTTCATTAATTCAAATTTATCACCTAACCAATCAATAGCATTAGATAATTTATCAGATTGGCCCGTAACCTTTCCAAACCAATCTACGATATTAAATATTATACTTTCTCCGCCTTGAAAACCGGTCCATAAATCTTCTACTATTAATATCAGTGCACCTATTCCAAGCATTATCCCCGCTAATGGTGCGGCACCTATTCCAATAGCTCCTGCTAGAGCATAAGTTATACCAATGCCTGCAGCAAGTCCTGAAAAAGCTGTTCCTAAAGCTAAAACTCTAGCAATCGGTTTAGTCCATTCGCTTTCAACTAAAGTGCTTAAAAAATCATTAGTCACTCTTAAGCCATCTTCTATTGATGGTATATAAGCAGTACCCATTGCAATACCTAAATCTCTTAAATTACCTTTAAAACCTAATATTAAGTTGTTATAATCGTCAGAGGTCTCTGCAGCATTGCCCATAGCAACTTCTGATTGCGCTAATATTTCTTGATATCTTACTTCTAGCTTAACTAACGGATCTAATTGAGCAAAATTTTCTTCATAACCCATAGCCATTGCTCTAGCGTTTAGATTACCTTCTGTTAATTGTACTTTTAAAATTCTTGCTGCTTCATGGTTTCCTATCAAAGCAGAGGTCATTGCTCCAATAGCTCTATTAGTTTTAACATTGTACAATGATCCTAAATCTGATGTAGTTTGAACTAATTCCTTCGAAAGTGATGTAGCTTGTTCTCTGGCCATACCAAGTGGGACTAATGTTCCCTGAAAAGCATTCAACCACCCAATAGTATCGTTTTTACTTCTATTTATTTGGTTTGAATAATTTTCTGCCCATTGAACTGCTTCTGAAGTATAATCTCCAAAGAGTATTCCCATAGCATTTAACTCTTCTTGGGCATCTCCGGCCATACTTGCTAATTTAAATATGCCAAATGTTCCTGCAACAGCTGCTGCAGCTAATTCATAACGATAATCAGCTAAAATTCCTAACCCTGAACTAATTTTTTTGCTTGCAGCATCAAAAGCTCTTCCTATTTTGCTACCAGCTGTATTTCCAGCTCTGCCTAATTGATTCATTTCATTTTCAGCACTATTTGCATTATTTATTAAACCATCAGTTTGTTCATTAGCTTTAATTAGCCCTTTATTATCTAAATTCCAACTTAAGCCAATTGCTAAACTTCTTACTAAACCATCCATTTATTCACCTCTTTTCTGCTTTGATAGAACAGAAAGGGCAGCGAAGGCTTCAAGCATTTTGTCAGTGTCCATTTTATCTACTTCTGACGGTGCTATTCCACCTTCAAAAACTAACTGCCATTTTATTTTTTTATTTCCTTTAATTT